AAGTCCTTGATGAGTGTGAATGAGTGTGCAATCAAATAATAAGAAGCTTTCTTTTTAAAGCTTTTAATTTATATTTAGACTGTTGAATCAGTCTTGGTTTGCGTTTTCCTTTTGGTTGTTTTTTGCTGTGATGTAGATAGTTTGGTACCAACATGTTTCTGATAAAAAGTAATAAACCTTTCAATAACTTCTTTATCTATTCCTCTAATGATGATTCTATCTTCATAGTCTCTTGATATCATCATTGCATTATGTTCTTCGCAATAATTTATATCAACATCATCACTTAGATAATATTCGTGGGTGGTTTCGAATGTTAGAGCCATAGGTTTGGGTGGTAGTTGTTTATAAACAAGCAGCAAAAAACTAGGACTTACGCAATGTTATTGCAGCCTAGTAAGTTAACTTACTTGTTAGTAGCTTTGTTAATGAGCTCTTTAGTTTGATTAAAGAGTGCTTTAACTTCGTAGTTGTTAATCTTCATTCTATTAAGGAAGTCACGCCAGAGGTCCTTTGCCTCGATGACATAGACGCCTTCTAGTTGAGTCTTAACAAGTGTAACCTTTTTGACAGTGCTTGGATGCACTGGACGTGGTTTGAGTTCGGTCATAGGTCACATGCTATTGGATAGATGAGGTATGAGAACCTCAGTAAAGCCAGCGCGTGGCTGGACTTAGAGAGATCATCACCCGATGAGTGTGTGTATCATATGTTACACTTAGTAGTTCCAGTATATATACCTAAGTATAATTACTAAAGCTGCTAAGGTAATCAACCAATAGACCAGCATTACAAATGTCATAGGTGCTTATACCTATCATCATTCATGCTACCAGGTGTATTATATGATACAGCCGATAGATTCATGATACCTTGTGCCGCTTCGTCAAGTTCAGGTGCAAAGTCTTTAAAGCTGTAACGCTCTTCAATCTCTTGATCCTGTTCCCACTCGATGCGGTCATACTCAGCGCATACCTCAGAGGCTACTAGGCGTATATACTCATGAACCATGTCATGTCTATACGCATCATAACATCCTCGGTGTTCAGTCATGAGCTCACCCATGAATTGATAGCCGCATATGTCACCAATCATTTTATTTATCTCTGCCTCGTTCTCTTCAAAGAAGGGTAGAGTTTGTTCATAAGTAGAATGACTAGTAGCAATTGTACCTAGGTCATTACCACTATATGAGTTGATGGCTAGTAGCTGCTCATGAGTATAAGCAGAGCTTATGAGGTTAAATGCTTTGGTCATGATCAGTTTACCTGTAGTTGATTGATGAACTGTTGTGACACTTCACGGGCTGGCTTACCATCGAGCCACTTGTTAACGTGTCTCGTAGTAGTAGAGCTGTACCACTTGTCGGTTTTAACATAGCTCTCTGTTGGAGTATATCCAGCGACAGGAGTCTGATAGGAGAAGAATACACATGTACCATTGTCGTA